TTACAGGATCTCCTGTAGCTTACGCTGGAGGAGGCGGTGGTGGTAGCTGTAGTGGAAGTCCTGGATCTGGTGGAACTGGCGGTGGTGGAGCTGGAGGATCTGGTGGAAGTGGAGCTGCAGGAACAACTAACCGTGGAGGTGGCGGTGGTGGAGCTGGTGGAAGCCCTTCTGGTGGAGCTGGAGGATCAGGAATTATAGTTATTAGAGGACCTGCAGGAGCATGTATGTCTGTTGCACCAGGAACTAACTCATTAGCAACGTTACCAGCACCTGCTGGAGGATATAAAGTAGCTACTTTTACTGTATCTGGAACATTGACTATAAGTTAAAATTAAATTATAAGTATAACTTTTAAGGAGTAAAAATATGGCACATTTCGCAGAATTAAAATCAAAAAAAGACCCAACGGGTTTTACAAATGATACACATCAAATAGTACAAAGAGTGGTAGTTGTAGCTAATGATATTGAAGCAAACGGCGGAATTTTAGAAAATAATGATATGCACGTCGATGGAGAAACATGGTGTGCAAATTTTTTTAAAGGTGGAAGCTGGAAACAAACTTCTTATAATAATAATTTTAGAAAACAATATGCAGGAATCGGAATGGTTTATGATTCTTCAAAAGACAAATTTTTAACACAACAACCTTACGCATCATGGTCATTAGATGCAAATGATGATTGGCAAGCGCCAGTTACATATCCAACAGATACCACAGATAAACTAATTAGTTGGGACGAAGATAATCAAAGGTGGACAGCAAAAGACGCTGAAGACAATTCATACAATTGGGACGCATCAGGTTTAACTTGGGTGTCCGCGTAGGAGGACACAATGCCAAGATCTGGCTCATTAAATGGCGGTGTAATAGGAGTAAATAATAAAACTTCTTTTGGGAACTGCACTCAAACTGTTAAAACATCCACAGGAAGTTTCACTACACAACCAGGAACTAGAGTAGCTCAGACAGTAGTTGTAGCTGGTGGAGGTGGTGGAGCAAGAGCTTGTGGTCCAGGAACTTTTAATAATGCTGGCGGTGGTGGTGGAGCTGGTGGTTTCAGAAATGTGGAAGTAAATCTTTCTGGTAATTCATCTTATTCAGTAACTGTTGGAGCCGCTGGAGCAGCTGGCACAACTAATAAAGGTGGTAATGGTGGAGACTCAATTTTTAATCCAGGTGGAAGTGAAGGAACTACAATGTTCACTGCAACAGGTGGTGGTGGAGGTGGACAATCTTCTACTAACCCAGCTGTAAGTGCAGCGCCTGGAAATGATGGAGGATCAGGTGGAGGACAAGGAGCTGTCCCATCACCAACTCCGGCAGATGGTGGAACAGGAAATACACCTCCTTTTAGTCCACCTCAAGGAAATAATGGGGGAAAAGGTTTAACATGCAATAATTCTGGTGGTGGTGGAGGTGGTGGATCTGCAGCAGTCGGTGGTGATTCTCCAGGAAGTTCAGTAGGAGGAGCTGGTGGGGCTGGAACAGATGTAAGTTCAGATTTTCCTGGAGCTCCAAACTGTGGTGTTTACGCTGGTGGTGGAGGCGGCGGCGGTGGAAAAGCAGGTGGTCCTGGAACAGGTGGAGCTGGTGGAACTGGTGGTGGCGGTGCTGGTGGAACAATGGCAGGTTCAAATAGTTCTGGTGCTGCTGGAACTACTAATACAGGTGGTGGAGGTGGTGGAGGTGCTAATTCTGGTTCACCTACAAATGCTTCAGGATCTGCAGGTGGTTCAGGAATAGTTATCGTAAAAGAATTAAATAAAGCAAGTGGTGTGTGGTCATTACAAAGTCAAAGAGCAGCATTAGAAGATGGATCATGGCCAGAGTTTGGTTATAATGTAGATTTTTTAGTTGTCGCTGGTGGTGGAGGCGGTGGATCAGATGGTGGTGGAGGAGGTGGAGCTGGAGGTTATCGTGCTTCTGGTTATGGTCCAAGTCCACTACAAGCAAATAATTTATTTTTAACAGCGGGATCTCATACAGTTACAATAGGAGCTGGTGGTGCTGGAGCTGCTACACCCGTGCCTGCAAGTGGTGGTGAAAATGGTGCTGTTGGTACAGATTCAAGTATTTCAACTATTACAGCCAGTGGAGGTGGTTATGGAGCAGTTCAAACTGATCCAGGTGGACCTGGTGGATCAGGTGGTGGTGGAGGTGGAAACTCTGGAGGTGGACCTGCTGATGGTGGATCTGGTAATGCTGGAGGATTTAGTCCTCCTGAAGGAAATGATGGTGGAGATGGTTTAGGTGGACCACCTAATTACGGAGCAGGTGGTGGCGGTGGTGCTGGCGGAGCTGGTGCAAATGGAAGTGGACCATCAGGTGGAGCCGGAGGGTCAACTGTCCCTAATGCTATTTTAGGACCTGCATCAAATTACGCAGGTGGTGGAACAGGAGCTATATATAATTCAGGACCTGGAACTTCAGGTGGCGCAAACACAGGTACAGGTGGTGATGGAGGAAGTCCTTCTCCCCCTAACGCAGGTGCAGGTGGTTCAGGTATCGTAGTTGTTAGAGGTCCAAGTGCAATTACTTTTTCAGTAGCACCAGGAACAAATTCAACATCAACACACCCAGGTGGTGACAAGTTAGCTACTTTTACTGTTTCTGGAACATTGACAGTATCTTAATAAATGTTATATTAAGTTCATAAAGACATATGAACTTAACAAATTATTATTGGTTTTTTCAAAACGTTATTCCCCACAGAATTTGTGATGATATTGTTCGTTATGGAAAACAATTAGAAGCTCAAATGGCTGTTACTGGTGGTTTTGAACAAAAAAAATTAAATAAAAAACAAATAAAAGATTTAAAAAAGAAAAGAGATTCTAATGTTGTTTGGATGAACGATAGATGGATATACAAAGAAATTCAACCATATGTTCATAGAGCTAATGTAAGTGCGGGTTGGAATTTTCAATGGGATTATTCCGAATCATGTCAATTTACTAAATATGAAAAAGGACAATATTATGATTGGCATTGTGATAGTTGGGATAAACCATATTTTAGCCAAGACCCAAATGATTTTAGTCATGGTAAAATTAGAAAATTATCTGTGACTGTAACCTTATCAGATCCAAAAGATTATAAAGGTGGAGAATTAGAATTTGATTTTAGAAACATGGATCCGGATAAAAAATCTAATATTAGAAAGTGTACAGAAATATTGCCTAAAGGATCTTTAGTTGTTTTTCCTTCTCATGTATGGCACAGAGTCTGTCCTGTTAAAAAAGGATCAAGATATAGTTTAGTAATATGGAATTTAGGATGGCCTTTTAAATGAAAAAAAGAAGAAAAAAAAGAAACATGGGTGGTGGAATGCCAGCTAAAGGTATTGGTGGTGGAGTTGTAGAAACATTTCCTAAACAATTAACTTTAGAACAATATTTTGCATGTCCTATATGGTTTGCAGATGAACCTGTGTTTGTAGATAAACTAAACAAAGCGTCAGATAAATATATTGAAGAGTCAAAGAAAAATTTAAAAAAAGAAATAGATGAGAAAAATAAAAAGTTTGGAGACAAAGGAGATATGGGTCATGTATTTCACTCAACAACATTAATTGGTGATCCTAAATTTAAAGAGTTACAAGATTATATTGGTGCAACAGCGCACAATTTGTTAAATGAAATGGGTTTTGATTTAACCAATTACCAAGTATTTACAACAGAGTTATGGGTGCAAGAATTTGCTCAATCTGGCGGTGGACACCATACTTTACATACACATTGGAATGGCCATATATCTGGTTTTTATTTTTTAAAAGCAAGTGAAAAAACGTCTTTGCCAATATTCGAAGATCCTAGACCTGGCAACATAATGAATCTTTTACCTGAAAAAGATAAAACAAAAGTAACTTACGCAAGTTCACAAATAAACTATAAAGTTAAACCAGGCCGTATGATATTTTTTCCATCTTACATGCCACATCAATATGTGGTAGATCTAGGTTATGAACCATTTAGATTTATTCATTGGAACTGTCAAGCAATACCGAAAGGAGTATTAAATGTCGTTTAAAAAAAATAAATATACAGTATTAAAAAAAATTATAAGTAGAGAGCTAGCAGATTTTTGCTATGCTTATTTTTTAAATAAAAGAAATGTAGCAAGGTTTTTATTTGATCAAAAATACATTTCACCTTTTACAGAATATTGGGGAATATGGACTGACGAACAAGTTCCTAATACTTACTCGCATTATGGTGATCTTGTAATGGAAACTTTATTACAAAAAGTAAAACCTATTATGGAAAAAAATACAGGATTAAAATTATCTGAAACTTATTCCTATGCAAGAATATATAAAAATGGCGATGTATTAGCTAGGCACAAAGATAGATATTCTTGTGAAATATCTACTACATTAAATTTAGGTGGTGATCCATGGCCTATATATTTAGATCCAACAGGTAAAGAAAAACAAGCTGGAATTAAAGTAGATCTAGACCCAGGAGATATGCTCATATATTCTGGATGTGATCTTGAACATTGGAGAGAAGAATTTACAGGCAAGGATTGTGGACAAGTATTTTTACATTATAATAAAGCTGGATCAAAAATGGCTAAAGAAAATAAATTTGACAAACGTCCGTTTATAGGACTTCCTGCTTATTATAAAGGGTTTACATTACCTAAAAAATAATATAGGATATAAGCTTGTAGGGGGAGACACCACCACAACACCCTCCCCTTACTTTAGCGTTTGAAATCCCTTAAAATCTGATATAACCTAGAAACAATAGGTTTTTTATATGCTACAAAAGTTAGGTTTTTTACCCGGATTTAATAAACAAGTTACATCTACTGGTGCTGAGTCTCAATGGACAGGTGGTCAAAATGTACGTTTTAGGTATGGTACACCTGAAAAAATAGGTGGATGGTCTCAATTAGGTGAGTCTAAACTAACTGGTGTTGCAAGAGGTTTACATCACTTTGTTAATTCTGCATCTACAAAATTTGCAGCTATAGGAACTAATAGAATTTTATACGCTTATTCAGGAGGCGTTTTTTATGATATACACCCTTTGACTAATCCATCGGGAACAGCAATCACCAATGCTTTTACTACAACTAATAATTCAAAAATTGTTACTATTACTTTTTCTGGTTCGCATGGTTTTGTAGCTGGAGACATAATATTATTTGGAGACGCTTCTACTTTTTCAGCTATTACAAATTCTAATTTTGGTGCTGCAGATTTTGCTGATAAAAAATTTATGGTTACATCTGCGCCTACTGCAACCACAATTACTATTACAATGCCTAGTGTTGAAACAGGATCAGGTGCTACAACATCTGGCGGTATAACTTATTTTCAATATTATCATGTTGGACCAGCTGAGCAGCTAGGAGCTTTTGGTTGGGGTATATCATTATGGGGTGGATCTGTTTTAGGTGTAGCCACAACAACTTTAAATGGAGCTATTACAGGTACAAGTGGTGGTAATAATAGTTCGGCAACAGAAATAACTTTAACTAGTGTTACAGGTTTTCCAACAACCGGTACAAATTTTGTTCAAATAGGCACTGAAGAAATATCTTATACTGGTATTACCGGAAATAAATTAACAGGTATTGGTAGAGGAGCCAGAGGAACTACAGCTACAACTCACTCTAATGGTGCAACTGTAACTAACACATCTAGTTGGACTGGTTGGGGATCACCAGCAGCTAACACAGATAAAGTTACTGACCCTGGTTTATGGGCTTTAGATAATTTAGGTAGTAAACTTATAGCATTAATAGTAGGTGGATCTGCATTTGAATGGGACGCTGATGCTGCTAATGCCACATCAACAAGAGCTACAATTATAACTGGTGCACCAACGGCGTCTAGGGACATGTTAGTATCTACACCGGATAGACACTTAGTATTTTTTGGAACAGAACAAACTATTGGAGACACGACAACTCAAGACGATATGTTTATTAGATTCTCGTCTCAAGAAGATATAAACGATTATACACCTACGGCAACCAATAGTGCTGGTACACAAAGACTGGCCGACGGATCACGGATCATTGGAGCTAAACTTGGTAGAAATGCAATTTATGTTTGGACAGATACTGCCTTATTTACCATGCGTTTTGTGGGTGGTGACTTTGTTTTTGCTTTTGAACAAGTAGGAACTAACTGTGGATTAATAGGAATGAATGCAGCTGTAGAAGTTGACGGTGCTGCGTATTGGATGTCAGATAATGGTTTCTTTAGATATACTGGTAAACTAGAATCTATGGATTGTTTAGTTGAAGACTATGTTTATGATGATTTAAACACAACATCTAATCAATTAATTTATGCAGGAATTAACAACTTATTTGGAGAAGTAATTTGGTACTATGCTACATCTACATCTAACGTAAATAACCGAGCTGTTTTTTATAGTTATTTAGATTCCACATCTAAACGTCCAATATGGTTTACAAACGATAGTAATCTTTTTGCAAGAAGTACATGGGAAGATTCTGCTGTTTTTGGATTACCACATGCTACAAAATATAATGCAGATGATGATGATTCATTTGATGTTACAGGAAATACAGATGGCTCAACAATATATTTTGAACATGAAACAGGTGTTAATCAATTACAAGCAGGAGCTGTTACAACAGCTATACCAGCGGATATTACTTCTGGAGATTATGATATTACTCAAAAAGTTGTTAGAGGTGCCGCAACTAATTTAGGCGACCTTAGAGGTGATGGTGAAAATATTATGAGAGTTAGTCGAATTATACCTGACTTTATTGCACAACAAGGTAATACAATTGTACAATTAGATTTAAGAAATTATCCTAACAATACGGCAGCTAGTTCATCATTAGGTCCATTTACAATAACTTCTTCTACAACAAAAGTAGATACACGTGCAAGAGCAAGAGCTGTGGCTCTCACAATAAAAAATACTGCCGTAGATACTAGTTGGAAGCTAGGAACATTTAGGTTAGATATACATGCTGGAGGTAGAAGATAATGATGGATGTAGTAATGGCCATAGCAATGCCATTAGCAAAACAATATGGTATAGACAAAGCCATAGAAATGGCTTATGAACAATTAGGAATAACTCCTCAAAAAACTGATCCAATTGATATTTATACAGGTGGTGGAATAGCGGCAGCTTTAAATCCTGCTAATTTAGGAAACGTATTTAAAAGAGGAGCTGTAAATTTAGGAGTAAGATCTTTACTTGGCAGTGTGCCTATGGGACCTTTAGCGTTAATGGGTGGTGCTGCATTTTTAGGTAATAAATTTAATCCATTAAATCCAAACGCAAGAAACTACAGTCCTAATCTTAAAGGACAAATAGGTT